AGTTGTTGCCTTTATAAACTCATCTTCATACCTAAATAAGTCAACTACCATATTCGCAAAAGTATAAGTTAATTCTTTAGGAATTTCATTAATATTACAATAATTTAAAATAGTCTGTTCTATTTCATCTACTGTTATTTTTAGTAAAGGCTCGGAGGGTGTATCCGCTCCGAGCTTTACTTTTACAATGTCCATAACTAAAGATTTATCAACGATTTTCATTCCGTTAATCTTCCAGATTTAGATTTTTTTCTTTTTGGAGTTGCAACAGGTTTTTCTTCCTGTTCTACTTGTTCTTCAAAAACAACAGCTCCAGATTTTTTCATTTCCGGAAGATCAGATTCATCGGCGATAATATCAGTATAGGGAGGATATACTTTACGATTATATTTTACAGTTATGGGAAACTGTACTTTAACCTTAGACATATTAGCCTCCTAAATTATTGAACTTTCATTACATAAATGTCATCCATTCTTTCGAAGGAAGGTAACATAATAGCATCTACAACAGTAAATACATTTACCGGATGCGGTTCTTTAACTGTGGTAATGGCAACACCATTAGCTACAACAGAAACAGAAGCGGAAGAATTACCGCTCATTAAATCATATTCTTCGGGAGTAGTACCAAACCAAGTATTACCTAAAGAATAACTCGGTAACAAAGTTACATATCCATCAGGATAGAATTTATGGTCAACACCTTGTTCATCTTTGAACATCTTATCATATGTAATGATTTCAAGTTGAGTTTCTTGACTTACAAAGGATTTAGCCTGAGCGCTAGAAACCAACAT